GAAAGTCAGGATGAAACGCATGTATAGAGTTTAGCAAGTGCCTATTTTCTTTTACCGAAGGATTACCACGTGGAACCATTAGCCTACGTCCTAACCTGAATCTGTTATCAATAATTCGCCACGCGTCTATGTTATTTCTTTGGGTTATCTCTCTTTTCCGTTGCATGGCATCGCCTGTGAACAATGAATTTGACATAACCTGAATGCCAAATGTGCTTTCTAACAAATCACACATAGATTCTACATCACCGTTTTTTTCTATTACAAGTTCTTTGAAGTTGTGAAAGTGCATTCCTGTGTTATCCGTCCAAATGTGCGCTGCTTCGCATACAAACGGCTCTACGTTAAAGTCTAATGAGAATATGACCTGTAACTTTGGATTGAATGCACATGGCTTTACGTGCTTATCTGTTTTGAAGTTTAAACAATATGGACGTTCAACGTCTTCTTTACCCCACTCCCCTAAATAGTAGATTCTATAAAGGTTTGGCGATACACTCGCCTTTTGCTCTAATACACGCCTATATTCATCGTCTATAAATAGGTTGTCTTTAAATGTTGTCCTAATTGTGGTGCAGTTGCTTAACTGCGAATCAAAGAACCTTTTCTTTAGCCAGTGACTTTCGTCTATTGGGTTAAATGAAAGGATAATTTGTTTGTAGTTTATTGTTTCGCCCCTTAGCCTTAAATCTAATTGGTCGAAGTCTGATTCCGATAGTTCGGTAGCTTCTTCAACCCAAAGCCCTGTAATGCCTTCTATTGACTTTAATTTCTCCACATCATCCAGACCCAACATAAGAATCTCGTTACCTGTTGGCCTGTGAGTAAATCTCATTTCTGACTTGTTAATATCAAATTCACTCATTAGCCCAAGTGAACTGATTAAATCGTAAAATCTTTGGTAAATTGACGAACGTATTGTATTGGCTACTTTACGGATGCAAAGAAACCTGTGTTTTTCTTCGCCTATACACCGCAATAAAATCTTCTGTGATGCGAATACCGATTTGCCAGAACCCGAACCACCCCATAATACTAAATATCGGTCACTATTATTATAGTATGGAATGTAAACATCATTTATGCTTAGTCGCGCTTGCTGGTTCAATTACTATTTGTTTGATAAAATTAAACTCTCCATCCACATCTACCTGTTGTTTAGGTTTGCCATACATGTATTCAAACCACATTTTTACAAACTGTGGATTATGTTCGCTTAAACCGCGTTCTAAGGCACTGAATGCCAAATCTGATAGAGGTGTAAGCCTTTCTATTAATTTAGCCTCATCTGCCTTTGGAGGTCTGCCTCCTTTATTCCCCTTTACGCCCCTATTATTCTTCCTACCGTCCATAATCAGTTTTTTTCAGTTAACTGAATTTGATACCTGTTACAGTTTGTATTATTAGACTCCGTAAAATCTATGTCAATGCAGATTACTTGCATATTAACTTATACCCCCTGAATACGCTTGTCTTATACTTCCAAATAATGAAATCCAGCATATCTTTAGTTACCTTAATCTCGCTTTTGTCTTGCACCGCCTCGAGCCTGTCAATTAAAGCGTTCAACTGATTTAACCAAACTGTGTGTTTATACAGCATATACTATCATCGGTCTTTTAAAACAAGATTGTTTAATCTTAATTCCGTTGAATGTTAGTTTGTCTTTGTCAAAAGTAACTTCCAAACCTCCCTTTAATTCGTTCAGGTATCTGCCAAACAAATCTTCTGGAACTAACATCATTAGATTTTCTTTTGCGTTAATTCTTTTTCTTAAAGTAGATGTCATGTAGCACCCATTCAAAACATCAAACGCTTTTTCGTTCATCATCCTACTTCGTTTTCTTCACTATCTAAATCTCCGTAAAGCCTTTTACCGTTTTTTCGTTTAGTGCAAATATAGCTAAAAATATCTAAACCGTTTTTGTATTGTCTACAAATCTAACATGATGCTTCCAAAGGAAGTCTGCCATTGTCTTTGCAAATCGGTCTACATCGGCTTCAGTCATGTCCTTAAAGTGCGCGTGTGTCCTTTCGTGAATCATTACTTCCAGTTTCAATTTACCTTTAAGCCTGTCATCAATTTCAATCAGGTTATCATCTTCATGGTATTGCCCCCATGCTTTTTCCTTGCCTAACTTTCTGACTATGACTTTAGGGTGTTTCATATTTTATCTTTCCTAATTAGCATTTCAAGCATATAAAGATAGGTCTTGTTGCTGATTTTAAAGAACTTTCTACAATCATTGCATTTCATGTGCCGTCTTATTACACCCATTGCAGTCGCGTCTGTGTGGCTAAGTTGCACATTTTCGCTTGCGCATTCAGGGCAATGCCATTTCTTGCCACCTTTTAATATGGCAAAGTTTGTGTTATGGTAGATGTAAGGCGATAACGCATGGTAAACGTCCTCTAAAAGGATAACATCTTGCTCGCAATATTCAACCATTTGTTTTAAGGCAAACCTGTCTTTGTGTTCACAAATATCAATCCACATTTGCATCCCCTCATGGTCTAACTTTCTACCTAAGTTCAAAACCTTGCCTAAGTAGTCTAATTTGTTGGAGGCGAATCTAAAATACTGCCTTGCCTTTTTGAGCGTGTCCAGCGTCCTGTAAACAGGAAACATTAGATTCTCTGTGAGTATGGCACGAGTGCGAAGTTCTTTCATGTCGAACTTATCTCCGTTGTGTGCTACAATTTCATCCGCGTGTTTAATTACCTGAATGAAGTCTTTTACAACTTTAGTATCGTCTTGGTTTGCATCCCAAACTAATCGGTGAACTTTATCCTCGTATTGCCATTTATAGCAAATGCAGATAATTTTCTTATCCCTAATTATATTATCAGGGTTTATGTTTACTTTCCAAAACTGAAACGTAGGAACTAAATAGTAACTTGTTTCTATATCAAAGAACAACCGCTTTATATCTCCTTTCTTTTTTGTCACCTCCAGCCGTTGAAGGTTGTTCGACAAATAACGCCTTAAAGACTCCGTCCCCCAATCAATTTTGAACTTTGTCGCAAGTTCTACCGCTAAATGCGTTATGTTCTTTTGGCTCTCATATCTCGTTACTGCGTATTCTAACTGTTCGGGCGTTAGCTTTCTTCTCATAACTTGAATTTGATATGCAATAACGCGAACTTTGCACTATAAATGCAATACTTTGGCATTTTGCAATATTAGTGAAAAATTATTTATACTTAAGAATTATTTCAATCAGTGCAAATCGGTCAAACTTAAATCCCCTGTTTCGTTTGGATTGTGATGCTAAATCATCAAGTGCTTGTAATCTGTCTTTTCCTATTTTCTTTTCAAGGTTTATTCTGTATTGGTTTAGGTTTCCTGACAAAAAGTAATTGCACCTTACGCATTGGAAATGGCAGTTATCTTCGTTAAACCGCAAAGATGAATAATGCCCTGCGCTGTAAAAGTGACCTGCTTGATTTGGTGAACCTGTGCCACAACTTATACAAGGTTGCCCATCGTCACGTTTCCGAATCCATGCGTTAAAAGCTGCCTGTGCTTTTAATTTCAGTTGAGAAACAGAATACTTACTATACTTTTGAATGTCTTTAGAGGTCAAAACGGACATGATGTATCAATTATGTGTTTAACTGGTTGGCTATTTTTCAAAGTGTTTAATCCGATAACTTTACCATCGTGCAAATAACACAATCTGCCATTGTAAAATCTTCGTTTAACAGGAACTCCATCTAAGGTAAATCCATTTAGCTTATTATCAATTCCTATTCCTCCAAACACCCTAACCAATATTATAGATTCTTGCTTCATTTACAATTATTTATATATAATAAACTTTCATAAATCTTAATGTTAGCAGTAATGCCAGCCGACCCGCAAGCCGACTGACACCCCGCAATTAAACTAGTATCTTAGATTAACCTTTTCTCTTGTTCTGTAATTGTAAATTTCCTCAATCAATAGCTTGTATTGTTCGTTATTTGAACAGTCCTGCAATGCCGTTGGCTGTATTCTTAATTTCTGCATAAATTGAGTAAAATCAAAAACAGGCTTATCTAAAATTTGAGCTATAGTTCTAACAAAAGAAGATTTTTTATAGCCATCATAATACTTTCCTATCATTGTTATTTTTGTGGCTTTTTCAAGTGCTTTATTGTAATCCTTTATCTTAAATTCACCACAATAAAACTCTTTTATTGAATGTCCCGTATCAGACCCGCCAAGCAATAGCATACATTCATTATGCCCAAATCCAAATTTAGATTTAAACTTTGCATACTCAATGTAATGCTCATAACCTAACTGGCAATATCCAGTTAAATAGTCATCAGCGTTCCATGTTTTAGAGTTTTGGTTTAAAATGTGAACTTCGTTTAATCCATAACCTTTACAAATAATGTAATGCAACGGTAGTTTTAATTCTTGAATTACATCAAATCTGTGTTGCCCATCAATAATTTCATGCTTTTCATTTACGATAATAACCGTAAATAAATAGTTTTCTGCCATTGATTTTTTTAACCTGTTAATGTGTAACAAGTTTTTGTTTCTGTTACCCTCTATTGGTTTAAATAGAAAGTAATCTGTTGTTGTGTGAACTTGGTTACTGTCTTCACCATTGGTTCTGTTTTTAAAATTATTCATTTTGTTTTTATTGGGTTTTATAACTCCTCCCAGAAGTTTTATTTTAATTCGAGAAAGTCACTACTGCTAACATTGCATTGGCAAAAGCAGGGCTGACGTACTAATTTTGAACATTTGTAATCCTATTGAGCATTGGTAAGTAATTGAAC